CTGCTGGAAGGCGAGGAAGTCCTGTCCAAGCAGGACCCCCGGAACATCCTCAACGGGGGCGGGGCTCCCGGGGCTCCGAGCAGCCGTGGGGACACCACGATCGTTAATGCCTTTGACGCGCTCGACGTGGTATCGCAGGCGCTCCAGAGCCGTGCTGGCGGCGACCTGATCATCAACGTCGTGCGTGGCCGGGCCAAGGAAGTGAAGGCTGTTCTCGGATGATCGAAGACTGGTCAGATGTCCCCGCCATCCCCGTGTACCCGAACTGGTCTTCGGCCTATACGGAGAAGTACGAGTTCCGGACCACCGTGTTCGAGGCGAACACCGGGGACGAGCAGCGCCGCTCGCTCCGGCAGCGCCCGCGTCGGTCGCTCCAGTACACGGCCAATCCGCACGGCGAGACCCTTCGCGATCTGTCAGCACTGCTGACCCTTCGCCGCGATACCAAGATCAAGGTGCCCGACATCACCCGGTCGGTGCCCGGGGTCTTCGTGGACGAGACCACCATCGAACTGCCGGAAGGCGATCCCAGCTGGATCGACTTGCAGGTCTTCGTGCAGGAAGGTGGCCGGGAGGAGATGGCAACGGTAGCCAGCTTCGACGGCACGACGCTGACATTCACCGATCCGCTGGTCTACGGCTACCTGAACCCCCGGATCAGCCCGGCACGGTACTGCCGGTTCCCGCCCTCGCAGAAGGTCTCGCTGCCGACTTCGCAGGTCGGCGCGATGTCGCTGCTGCTCGACATTGACCCCGGCACGGAAGAGGACTTCCCGATCAACCCGCCCCTCCAGTTCCGGGGGCAGGACACCATGTTCATCAAGCCCAACTGGCGCGATGGAGTGGGGATCACCTTCGGCATTCCGGGGGATCGGGTTGACTACGGTGTCGGCCAGATCGCGGTCGACTACCGGCAGGTGCTCAACACCAAGATCATGGAGTTCACCTTCCTCGGTCGCGATCGAGCGGAAGTGAAACGGCATCTCGATCTGTTCTACCGCTGCAAGGGGCGGCGCGGGGTGTTCTACATCCCGACGTGGGCCTCGGACTTCGAGGTCGTGGGGCCCGTCGACTACGGTAACAACGAGATTACCGTTCGGGGCACCTACCGGCAGGAGTTGGACCCGTTCGACTTCTCGCACCGCAACATCGCCCTCGTCTGGGGGCAGACCGTCATTCCCTGCGGCATCTACTCGGCGCGGCCGGTGGCTGGGGGTCTGGCGCTGAAGATCGACCGCACGCTGACCTCGCTGCCGATCCCGCCCAAGTTCTTCGTCTCGTGGCTGGTCATGGCCCGGTTCGCCAGCGATGAACTGGCGATCGAGTGGCGGACAGACACGGTGGCCGAGATCAGCTACAACGTCGCGGTGATGCGCGACTCCTTCCGCGAGTTCGCCATCGCCGGGCACCGAATCGTGTTCGACGGCGACTACGTGCTGATGGGAGATTGACGTGGGTTTCGTTGAGGTCGAGGGCAGCACGCGCCGGGCCGGGCCGATCCGGCTCTACCGGTTTCAGGTCAACCAGACGCGCTTCTTCCGCTACACCGACAACGATCGGGACATGCCCTTCGGGGACGAGCTTTTCGAGGCCATCCCGATCGGGAGCCCGGACGTGTCCAACACCACCCTGTTGGAAAACACCCCCTACGACATCACCCTGCCCAAGGTGGCGGGGCTGGCGGAGTATCTGAAGTCGTATCCCCCGTCGTTCGTGATGCGCGCCGAGGTCTTTATGATGCACCCCGAGGCCGCGCCGCACGAGCGCCGCCGGGTCTTCGTCGGCAAGATCATCGGGGTATCCACCAAGGGGGCCGAGGCGATCATCTCGTGCGACACCTTGGACTCCTCGTTCCGCAATCCGGGGCTCCGTCGGACCTATCAGCGGCAGTGCCCGCACGTCCTCTACGGGCCCGCCTGCAAGGCCCCCAAGGTCTCGCTCGATCTCGTGGTGCTGCCCCTCACTGCCGGGGTCAACACGCTGGCGTTGGCGAACCTCCCGCCTGCCATCAACCCGGCGTTCTACCTCGGCGGGCAGGTCGAGTGGGCGATCCCCGACGGCAGGGTGGTCCGCACGATCATCCAGTCCTACCGGGACGGCACAACCATGCGGTTGGCGCTCGCCGGACCTGCCGACACCGCGCTCCCGGGTACGACGGTATCCCTCTATAAGGGGTGCGACCGCACGGAAGCCTCGTGTACTCAGCGCTTCGACAACATCCTGAACTATGGCGGCCAGCCGTGGATTCCGCTAGAGAACCCGATACAGTCGGTCTCGACGTTCCTGTGAGGGCCCATGAACTTCCTGCTCCAGCTGGTCTTGGCCGTCGCCCTTCTCGCGATCTCGGTTGTCCTGACGCCCAAGCCCAAACAGCCCAAGGCCGAAATCCGGGAACTGGAAGACCCGACCGCTGATGCGGGCCGGGAAATCCCCGTCGTGTTCGGCACGGTGACCGTCAAGGACCCCAACGTCGTCTGGTTCGGCGAGAAGACCACCCGCTCCTATCAGGTGGACGCATGAGCGATCCGATCGTCATCCCGGCGGACGTGGTGGCCGTGCTGGCGGCGAATGGCTACAGCCTGTCCGATCTAGCGGGGGTGCGAATCACCATGACCGACATCCGGCGTTCGGGCTTCTGCGCGCCCGGCCTGAAGGACTGGCTGACCGAGTATGGGTTCTCCCTCGTGGAACTGTCGCAGGACGGCTTGTCGGCCGCGCGCGTGGCCGCTACGGGTAATGCCTTCGGTGTGCGCGGGGCGATGACCGCGATGGAGCGTGTCCATGGGCGGTAAGAGCGGCGGCGGCAAGGTACAGGTCGTCGACTACAACCTGTCCATCCACATGGGCTACTGCTGGGGCCCGGTGGACCGCGTTAATTTCCTGCGGATGTCGGACAAGGAAGTCCCGTTCTTCGCGGATGAGAATGGGTCAGTCAACCTGACGGACTCTGATCTCTTCGGCGGCCCCAAGCAGGGCGGCGGGATCGACGGCAAGGTCTATGCCCTGCTGGGCGGGCCCGACCAGATCATGCCTGCCGAGTATGCAGCCAAGCTCCAGCGGACGCCCACCACCATGCCCGGCTACCGGGGCCTGATGAGCCTGCTGTTCGTCGGCCGCAACCTTGCCACCAAGGGGTTCAAGTGGGGCTCGAACAACCCTATGATCCCGGCCACCGAGGCGAACGTCACGCGCATGCCGGTGGGCTTGCCCGGCGACCCCTCGATCGGGGACGACGCCAATCTCGCGCACGTCATCTACGAGTGCGTGACCAACACCGACTGGGGCCTCGGCCGCTCCGGCGGTCTGATCGACCTTGAGAGCTTCGTGTACGCGGCTGACGTGTTCCGCGCAGAAGGGCTGGGCATCTCCCTGAAGTGGACCTCCTCGGTCGCCATGGAGAGCTTCATCGAGACGCTGCTGGCCTACGGCGCGGCGCAGTTCTTTATGAACCCCGAGATGGGCAAGTGGCAGCTGAAGCTCGTGCGGTTCGACTACGACGCAGCGACCCTGCCGGTGGTGGACCCCGGCGTCGGTCGCATGCTGAAATTCGATCGCGGCAACTGGGGCGAGACGATCAACGAGGTTCAGGTCCAATGGACCGACCCGCGCTCTGGCAAGGTAGAGACCGTCCGGGCGCACAATGACGCCAGCATCGACGTGCAAGGCGGCGTCGTCACCGATACCAAGAACTACGAAGGCGTGCGTAATCCCGAACTGGCGCTCCGGCTCGCCCTGCGCGACCTCCAGCAGGTGTCCGCGCCGCTCGCCCGGGCCGAGATGGAGCTTGACCGGAGCTTCTGGAACACCAATCAGGGTGCGTGCCTCCGCCTACAGTGGCCGGATGAAGGCGTCGATAACATCGTCTTCCGCGTGCTCGCGGTGTCGCGCGGCACGACCTCGGAGAAGATCACCGTTAACCTCGTCGAGGACATCTTCTCGTCCCCGTACTACCAGATCGCCGCGCCGACGGATCAGTGGGTGGACCCGAGCACGGCCCCTCTGCCGGTCTACAGCGCTTATCTCGGGGCGATCCCGTTCTTCCTGTTGGCCCAGCGCATCGGCGACACGGCGGCCCAAGAGGTCGAGTACCCGAACACCTACGTCATGGTGCTGGCGGACGTGGCCGGTCAGGACGTGCGGCAGATCGACTACCAGTCGGAAGAGACCCTGCCCACGGGTGTGGAGCAGTTCATCGAACGCGGCAGCTTCGATCCGACCCTGCGGACCTACATCGACGAGATCGTGAACAAGACGGATGTCAACTCGGTGCTGACCATGGCCCCGGGCGTCGTCGCGGACAACATCCAGTCGGCGGACTTCCTGATCGTCATGGACGACGTGGACCCCGAGATCACCGAGATCATGCTGGTGACCTCGACCAACGACATCACGAACGAGGTCACGGTCATGCGCGGGGTGCTCGACACCGTGCCGCACGTCTGGCCTGCGGGCGCGACGGTCTGGGTCGTGCGGGGCAACCAGCGAATCGTCGATGGCGCGCTCCGGGTCGTCGGCGCAGACGAGCAGTACAAGCTCCTGCCGGTGACCACCCGCGCCCGTCTCTCGGTTAACGATGCGCCGACAATCATCGCCAACCCCAGCGACCGACACTATCGTCCGTACCGCCCGGCGTACCCTCGCATCGGCGTCAGCGCCGGGCCTGTGGTCAGCGTCTCGGCCGGGGCGGGGTCCTTCAATGTCCACTGGTATCGCCGCAACCGGCTCACCGAGACCTCGGTGGTGCTCGGCTGGTCGGAGATCGACGCGGGAGCGGAAGTCGGTCAGACGACCACGATCCGGGTCCTGAACTCGCTAGGCGTGGAAGTCGACAGCTACACCGGCGAGACCGGCACGTCGAAGGCGATCAACCTCGCCGACATCGGTAGCCCGAGCGCCGGTGCCACCTTCACCATCGAGCTATTCTCTGTGCGCGACGGGTACGAGAGCTACCAGCGGTCGTCTATCGGATTGCTCATCACCGCCTGATCGGTTATCCGTGAGGCAGCGCGCAGGAGAGAGCCGTGGCAGGCGAGACCCGAGACCTCATCTACGAATCGGATTTCCCTCGACGCGCGGTCCTCGAA